GTATTAGCAGAACTTGTTCCACTACCTGCCCACAATAATTCAACACCTGATTTACCATTTGTTGTATTAACTGCCCACCAAATTTTCGCAACAGTTCTTGCAGCGTCTTCGGTCATAAAATTCAATGCACTAGCATCCATTTTTGTTACAAGTGTTTCACCTGATCCATCACACATATTAGTAAACTTCATCACGGTTTTTGTACCAGACGTATCTACAATTGTTTGACTTGTTACAACATCAGCCATTAATTATTTCTCCTAAATTCTGTCACCAACAAATAACTCGTCACGTTTGAGTCAGTTGTTAATANTATTTGTTTATCGTTACCAAACTTTAATTGGTCAGGTCGTAATCCATACTTACCTTTACCAGTCAAAGTCAAATCGTTTTCTTCACTAGAGGCACTTAACGTTAATGTACCAGTACCTTCTATCAAAATAAAACACTCAATTAAACTTACTAGTGATTTATTTGTACCACTCGTTAGTTCTTCAGCATCAACCATTATCTGATCGGTTTCACTTCCAATACCTTTTGATTGAACAATGTATTTAGAAGTCGTATTAACAACCGAAGTATTACTAATTGTCATAAGAAATATTAAGCAGTAAATCCTACTTCTTTTCTTAGTTCAACCAATATATATCCAGAAACTCCATAAGCATTACACTTTAGGTCTCCTGAACTTGCACCAGCATTAGTTGCATTGTTTTCAATCTTACCAGCAGTACCATCATAGTGTCCTGTACCTGCAAGATTGATTGCCTTAGTATCAGCAGATGAACCAACAAATTCAATGTCTGCCCAACCAGTATTGTCGTCAGCAGTACCTTGTATTAATGCCCACCAAACTCTAGTGATAGATAATTTTGCACCATTAGCGTGTCCCGCTAAAGCACTTGCATCAAGTACAACGGAGTCAGCAGTTGTATTATCGTTCATGTTTACTAAAACAGTAACTAAACCACCAGCAGCACCACTACCTGTTGCAATTTTTGTATCTTTTAATGTTCTTGTAGCAATTGCCATTTTTTATTCCCCTTAATTAATAATTTCATTGTCAAAATAGTCTTCTATATTCGACACTTTAACGTTTCTTTTTTTAGCTACTTGTTTAACAATACCATCAATCTTTCTTATAAGATCATCCCCCTTGATATTGTTAATCATAATAAATACATCTTTAACCGCCCGTTTTTCTGCAGGAGATAATTTCTTAAACTCCTGAGTTTCTTTAGGACTGTCTTCCTTCAACTCGTTAAGAGTTCTTTTAAACTTCTGGAACGACAGCTGGTTCAACATCTTCTCCACCTTGATCTATTTCTATCGGCTCTTGCTCAGTTGCAACCGGTTCAGCAGGTTCTTGTCCTGGTGTAACCACGCCACTAGCATTTTCTAATCCACTAGCGTCTTTAATTGCTTCTTGTTCTTTAGCATTATTCAACCAGTCATTAGCAACTGTTTGTCTTTTGTCATCAAGTGCTTGTCCGATTTTATCAGATAAAGCATTTTTAAATGCGTCTTGAGCTTGTATATTGTCACCACTCGCAAGTGAATTGACCATACTTTTTATATTATCATTTGGCATAATTATTCATCTCCTATATTATTTATATCGGTATCATCATCATTTCCTGTCATCTCTTGACCTTCAGGAGATGCAATAATACCTTGCTTAATTTCGTCAGCAATTTGATTATCAATTTCAATTATATCTTCATCACTTTGTCTTAATACTTTTTTTCTTATAAAATCTATTGAGTAGTATTTACCAATATACGGACTTACTTCTTGAGCAAGACTTAATCTTTCTCTCATTATTTCCGCTTCTTTTAACTCAGCAAAGTATCCATCTTTTAAGAAATCAAATTGAATATGTGCATTAATTTTTTGCCAATCTTCAATTGTGATAACACCTTTTAAGACTAATTGTGNTTTTAATATATCACTAAAGACAGAAGTAAATCTTTTTCTTAATCTTTGNATNAATTTAGTAAATTTTAATTCATCTCTAGTTATCTCAGCAGCCTTACCAAGATTGAAACCTGCTTCTGATTCCATTCTTGAAATCGGCACATTCAATGCCTTGTAAAGTTTCTTTTGAAAGTATTGAACATCTGAAATCTCACCAAGATTTTGTCCACCTGGTAAAGTAGATACTTCAGTACCTTTTGCACCTTCTCTACGAGGTAACCAAAAGTCTTCAAGCATTGACATATGTTTTCTGTCATCTCTTATCTCACCAGTTGAAGCATCATAGACAAGTTTATTTCTATATCTTGCCATCACATCTCTAAGATACGATTCAGCTTTTACTTTTGGTAAGTTTCCAACATCAACATAGAACACTCGTCTTTCTGGTGCTCTTACTATTCTATAAATTACAACAGCGTCCTCAATCATTCTTAATTGATTGACAGGTTTAATTGCTTTATGCAAATGACCCATGACCATATTTCTAGTTTGGTCAACAACACCAGAAGTAACGTAAGTAATTGAATCAGCAGATATCTTTATACCAGCATTTGAATTAGCTGCTGTCATTCCTTTTTCATTATATATAAACCATTCTGCCGTTTGTTCTATAACTTCGATTCCTTTACTTTTTAAATCTCTCTTTTTAGTTATCTCACGAACCTTTTTAATTTTTCTAGGATCGATAAATCTAACTTCAGTTAATCCTTTTCTAGGACTAGTAGGATCGATTACTTTGTGAAAGTAAATTCTTCCATCAATGTACCATCTTTTAAAGATGTCAAATCCTTTTTCTTCAAAGTTCATAAGGCGTAAAACCTCATCAAACTCAGCTCTAACTTTTGTTTTAATATTTTCCGAAATAGCAAGTTTATCTAGTGATAAAGAAACAGCCTGATCTCTTTCATTAGATACGATAACCTCATTAATAATATCTTCAATTGCCATATCACATTCAGGATGTTGAGCAACTTCACGATATCTTTTAATTAAATCACCGTCATTCTTGGCAGTAACTTCCATATCCAAGTATTGGCCAAAGTAACCACCAGCAGATATAGTTGTTGTACCGTCATCTGGAGAAGGTATAGTAAAAGCCTGTTTGGCTTTAGCCGGCTTCTCCAGATCGTTATCTTTTCTTGTTATTTGGAACCCAAGTAGTTGTACCATATTATAATATTCCTTTTAACGTGTTTGTATTAAGTAGTTGTATCTGTTTCAAAGTATTGGAATTGGAACGTAACACCGAATTCTTCGATAGTGTCATTTGTTCCGTAGTTTAAAGCAATGTTATCCAACGCAATAGGAAACAGCCCTCTATAAGTGTATGATTTTAGAGTAGATCCATTTCTATCTAAATGGTCAACAAAAGCATCAACTTGGTAATCAGCAGGATTTGCGATACCTTCGTTATCAGTCATGTTGTTTATACCATTCATCCATCTTTCGAAAGCTCTGTACAATTTAAAGTCAGTATCATTTAATACCGTAATTGTCCAAGGTTCAAAAGTACGATCCCCAGCGATATTAAGTTTTCTTCCTCTAAAGTCAATAGGTACATTACCTACTGTTTGTCCAGGTATAGCAGTTGCTTTACATAAGAAAGCAAGATCAGACGTTTCTCCTCCAACAGCGGCGTACCCAGGAAAAGGTAAAGTTACCTTAAACTGATTGGCACGAGCGCCACCACCTCTTAGACGGGATTTAAAGTCATTTATATTTGGCATTTTTTATTTCTCCTTCTAATGGTTATGCGCCGACTATCTCAGAAAAGGCAACACCTGATCGAGTAGCAACGAAATTAAGTTGAACAAAGTTAATAGAACGAGCAGGTTTAACATAAATGTCAGCCCTGAATTCATTTCTATCGATTACATCTCCAGTATTATTTGTGTCGTCACAAACTACTGAAAAGTCTGTTAGACCTCTACGACCTTGTACATCTCTTAGGAAAGGTTCTACTAAGTTTCTAAAATTCGCTCTTGTAAATTCATCATTGAATTCAAACATTTGGAATTTAGAAGCAGTAGAAATAGTCTTTTCTAATACGATAAACAATCTTCTAACATTTATTCTGTCAAAAGCACTAGGTTTAGATTGAGCAGTTTTATCACCAAACAATATAGTACCTTGTCCAGGAAATGATACAACAGGATTTACTCTTGATCTGTATAAATCATCTCTTTGGGTTTGGGTAGGATTGAATGCTAACTTAACTGAACCTCTAATTTGACCTCTATTAAATCCGCCTGGTGAAAACCATGCGTCTGCAATATTGTCAGTTCTAGCACAAAGACCAGCAGTATCTCCGTTCAAAGGAACGAATCTAAAAACGTCATTGTATTTGTCGTACATATATTTGTAACCACTATCAATCACAGCATAACTAGATGATGGTAAACCATCAGCAAAGCTTTTAACGTTAGCTGTTTGTTGAATAGGATCAGTAAGATCAACCACATCTGCTCTCGCAGGCGATATAAAAGCAACACAATCTTTTCTTGCTGTTGCAATATCCATAACAGCAGTTGCTTTAGTGTCTCCAGTTGCGTCAGCACTTGTCTGTGAAGGTCCGCACATTAGCAATGATAAATCAACTGATTCTGTATCAGCAAATAAATCATATGCAGTAGCAAATTCAGCGTTAGTGATTGTATAGTCATCTGTACCACTTGCAAGTGATGAAGTAAATACAGTAAAATCATTTGCACCTTGTTGGTCAAATGTTTGACTAGCTTTTGCTGAACCAGCATTTGCTAAAGTAGTTTCGTGATCCATCCAGTAAATGAAATCTGATCTATTATAGATTGCATCTACATAGTAATTACTAGAACCTTCTGAAGTTTTAGCATCCGAAGCCTGTGATAGACCTTGGAATGTTTCTAAAATTGTTCCAGCAGTTCCTGTAATTCCACCATCTTCATCTAACACAACAACGTGAAGTTCATCTAGTGAACCGCCAGCATTTGAAACGTCATCTGTAGTAGTTGGTGCATTTGTAAAGTTGAAGTAATATTCCCAATGTCTTCTTATTTTAGCATTATCAACAAGAGCGTGTCTTAATCCGCCAGTTTCTGTAACGCCAGTTGAAATATTAAATCTTTTAATTGTTAGTACGTGAGTTGAAATACCAGTTATTTTATAATAGTATCCTGAAGGCGCAGCTGTATAAACAGAAGCATCTCCGAATTCTAATATATCTCCAACTTGCATTAGAGAGCCATCATCAACTGTAACAGTTGTATCGCCAATAGCTTTTGCGCCAGCTACTAGATTACCACTCATTTGACTAGGTCCAAAAGCAGTTGAATTTGTACACATAGAAACTTTTAAAGAATTTCCTAATGTACCAGCTTCTCTCGCAGCCCAAGCTCCAACTGAACCTGATCCGTCTGAGTAACTTGTTAAGTAATGTGAAGTATTTCTTATTAGAACAGCAGTACCAGATACACAAGCATTAACACAACCTGTTATCGGACGTACTATTTTTAGATTATTTCCGTATCCTAAAAAGTTTGCGGCTGTAAACCAAGACTCAAAATTAGATCCATTTGGTTTTCCAAATACATCAACTAATTCTGATTCAGAAGAAATTGTAGTAATTTCTGCAATCGGTCCTTTTTCAGCAGTAATAACAACACCACCAGCACTTGTAGAAACAGCTGGTACGATATTAGTTAAATCCTTTTCAGTAACGAGAACACCTGGTGATACTTGAAAAGCCATATTTAGTTCTCCTTAATTAATTAAGTTTGTAATTTATTAGTTATAACCCTTTGTAGATATTTATATTTAATCGTATCTCTACTATTCCCCTTTACGATAAGTCACAGGTTGCCATAATTCTCCTGCGTCATCAAAAAATGAGTTATTTAAACCGTCTGGATCGTTTATTCCGTCATCTATGAACCCAAAGGGTGCCATATCTGCCTCTATTGCATTTTGTTGATCGGTAAACATCTGTCCTCTTACATCAACATTAGTCAATTCTTTAAAATATCTTTGATTAGCCACCCAAGAAAATATAACTAAACACATCACTAAATCGTCATGCGATCCTGATTCAGCTTCAAAAGTTTTTCCTTTGGCAATAAATGTTGATAATTCTGAAATCATATCAAAATCATTAATGATTAACTTATCAGATTCTATCAGACTTTTCAGATTTGAAGTTCCAATTTTTTTTGTACCTTTAGTCATTCGTATACCTAGTTGATTACCTCTTCCGCTAAAGCCTCCACCCAATACTTGACCTGCTCTACCTCGTTGTGTGACCATCATCATGTTATCATATTCAAGTTCAAATTGCATTGCATCTGCCACTTGTTGTCCTAAATCATTTATCTCTATTAGACAATATGCTTTGTTATACATTGATCCTACTTTGTTTAATATATTAGGAAAGACAATAGGTTTAATTTCATTGTTTCTATACTTTGCGACAATCTTATAAGGTGCCTTTGTTACATCTATAACTACAAAAGCAGAATAGTCGTTTTGAACACCTCTTGCAACGTCAACAGTCATAACATAAGTACGACCTTTGATTGGCATTTGAAATACATCTAATCCCTGAGGACTTCTTTTAGGATTAATGACTGCCATTGTTTTAAGTTTCTGTGCATTAATAAGTGTATCAACACTACCTAAAAATTCACACTCAAACTCAGTTTGAAATTGTGTTTCACTTGTATTTCTTATTGTAAGTTCTTTCCATTTTTCATCTCTACCTGGCACTTCTGACCAATGTACTTCAATAGGTTCAAACTCACTTTTTTTATTAACAGCATCCATCCACATTTTATAAAACATATTCATTCCGTGAGGTGTAGATACAATCATAACCTTAGATGATTTACCAGATGTTATTGTAGGATAAACTGAACTAAAAAATTCTTCAGCAATGTTTGTAGGTACGAAAGCAAACTCGTCTAAAAATATAATATTAAACGTACTACCCCGAACAGCACTTGAAGAAGTTGAAGCCGCAACGATTCTACTTCCGTTTTCTAATTCAAGTGATCCTTTATTCCAGTTTAGTACACCTTGTTGCATCCATTTCGGCAAATGCTCGTAAGCTAGTTGCAAGCGTCCTAATAAATCTCTTGCCGTAGAAGATTTATTGGCGAGTATTGCAACGTTTACATTTTCGTTAAATAAAACGTAATGTAAGAGGTATGATACAATGATAGTTGACTTTCCACTTTGTCTAGGTAATTTACAAATTGTAAATCTTTTTTCGTGAAAAGTATCTACCATCTTCCGCTGAAAATCATACATTTCAAAAGGTACAAGACCTTTATCAATTGTAACAATTTTTAAATATTTTTCTATGAAATATTTAGGATCCTCAAGACACTTCATCACTTCTTCTACTTGTTTAGGAGTAAATCGTGATTTAGTATGTGCCTTTTTTAGATTAGGGTTTCCTAAGTATTGGTCTATTGTTGTCATTATTTTTTTTCTTTATTTTTCTTTATCATCTTTTGTAGTTCGGTTGTTGATCCTACAAATAAGGCATTAGTAACATTCTTAGGACTATCGCCTTTTACATCTTTAAGTTTTTTTAATTTATCTTGCAAGTCTAATAGATTTTGTGCTATCTCACTTTGCGTTTTGATTAATTGACCTGCTACTTCATATGCACGAGGATGTTCTCCTTCTTTTGCTAATGCAAGTATGCCATCTATTGCCGTGCTACCTTTTTCTAGTAGATTGTATAACTCACCTCTACCTGTATCAAAGTCCGTATCTACATCAGCGTTTTCTGGTGCAACAGGTTTCTCATTAACTATTTCTAAAGGATTTTTATCTTCTTTTTTCTCTAGTACTTCTTCGGCGATGTTTAGTACTTCATTTAATTTGTCATCAATATTACTCATTTTAAAACCTTTTCTTATTATGTATCGTCTCCAGTTTCTGTATCATAGTTTTTATCATCATCAAAAAAATCTAAAGTAGTTGTATAGGTATAACTGTCGTCTTTATCAGCACTTGTTGGATTTGGTGTAACCGTAACTCTTTCACTACGAAACGGACTGTTATCAGCTGTAGTTTCATATAGATCAGCAGAAACTTTTTTGATTACAGCAGATGTACTTATTGGTCCATACAAATATATTTTTGCTGTAAATTTTAATGTGTAAGTTATTCTTCTTGTTGTCGTCAATGAACCAGCATAACTATCTTCGTAATCAACATTTTCTAATACAAATGGTATATCTCTTTTTATATCCATTGTAGAATTTTCAATCATAGTTACTGTGTAATCAGGTTGAAAGTATGGAAGTATTTGTTCTATAATTTGTAAACCATCATCTGAATTAGAAGTAAAAA